ATGGTGAAGTTGTAAAGCGTTCAGATAGTTTTAAAAACATAGAAGAATACTATGTAGATGAATGTGAAAAAGTTCATAGTGATAGTCATGGAAGAATAATAGTAGGCAAACATCAAGTAATAGGTGGTATTGCTACATTACAATCTGAGTTTCCTGATGAGTCTAATACTAAGACAGAGATAAAAGCGTGGTATGATCTACGTAGTATTTTATACGATGATAGTGAAACTAAAGAAGAATTACTGTCACGAATAGTAGAAAACTTTGGTGCAAAACATATAAAGAAATAATATGAAAAACCCACTAGCAACATTTTATTCATGGCAAGTTAGTTCAGGAGCATTAGATGGGTGGACATCCTATCATATAGCAGCTGGATTATTTATAGCAAAAGTAGCACAATGGTTAGGTGCATCAGATTTATGGGCGGTCTTATGGGTACTTATAATAGGTATAGCATGGGAAATATTTGAAGTGTACATTGAAGGTACAGAAGAAACGTATGGAACAAAACAACGATGGGCAATTAATACTGCATCAGATATATTTGTTGAGGTAGCAGCTGCTTGGTGGATGGTACTGTGAACGAAGATCTAAAAGACTATATATCTATAGTAGTATTTTTAATACTCGTTCTTGGTGGTTTAATTCTTATTGGAAGTTGTGATGGTGGTTGGTCAGTAGGTGGTTATGAGGTATGAGTGATGGCAAACCTAAAACGGCAAGGAGCTATCGTGGAACTATACTCAGTGACAACGCTATTATATCTATTAATATTAAGTGGGCTATGCAAGTGCTTGCACTTGTCGCTGGACTTGTTTATTCGTACTTACAAATTGAAAACCGAATTGGCGAACTTGAGCGAAGAGTTGAACTTGCTGATACCAACATTGAAGACCTTGTAAGTAAGCACATAGAAGAAGAAGATAAAAAAATAACACAAATGCAAGAACAATTAGAATGGTATCAAACAGAATTAAATTTAAATCCTTTATCATGGGGAAAGAAAAAAAGAAAGAAAAGAAAGTAATCTTAACAGAAGATGATTTCAATCATAACTATTTTATAAATCGTGAAGTGCGGAGAAAAAGATAATGGAATTTATGGAGATTTACGCAGAAGGGGGTATGATCGCTGTCGTAGGGGCTTTGCTAGTGTATATGGTATTCTCTATGAACAAAAGAGGGTCTGTGCAGGAAGAAAATTTAAACGACCTAAAGACAGAGAATAGAGGTCAAAGTGAAACACTTGAAAACATGGAAGGTATGGTTATTAAGCTTATTAACCGCTGGAATCAGAGTGACGACAAGCTTGACAGGAAGTTTGATTCAATTACGAAGGAAATTAATGATTTGGACAATCAAGTATCGGAAATAAAAGGTATTATAAGTAGGTTAAATGGAAAACACTAAACTAATATCAGATAGTAGTAGTTTAAGTATATCGTTGCCAATGATTGTTCAAGCAGTTACATTTGTTGTTATGTTAGTATGGGGATATAGTCAATTAAATGCTCGTATATCTTTTTTAGAATACCAAGTAGCTATGAATGAAGAGCATATTACCAATATAGAGGAAGACGCTGAAGCTAATCAAGATGCTGAAATACCTGCTGATATAAAACAAAATGAAAGAATTAAAGTGCTAGAAAAAGAAATAGAGAGACTTAGAGATAAAGGAGAGATGTAATGCCAAAAAAGAAAGATTCAAGATTAGCTAGAGCAGGAGTATCTGGATTTAATAAACCTAAGCGTACTCCAAATCACCCTAAGAAATCACATGTAGTGGTAGCTAAAGTTGGTACAAAAATAAAAACAATACGCTTTGGACAGCAAGGTGTGAAAACAGCAGGTAAACCAAAGGCTGGTGAATCAGCTAGACAAAAAGCAAGGCGTAAGTCATTTAAAGCTCGTCATGGTAAAAACATTGCTAAAGGTAAAATGTCAGCTGCTTATTGGGCAGATAAAGTTAAATGGTAGGAGAATAGTATGAATAAGAAAGTAAAAGCACCAGCAGGATATCACTGGATGAAAGCTGGTAGAGGATTTAAGTTAATGAAGAATCCTAGTGGTGGTTATAAAGCACATAAAGGTGCTAGTTTAATGGCATCATTTAAGGTGCAAATGAAACACAAGAAAAAGTAATGGCTACTAAATCTGCAAAGAAAACAAATGAAAAAATGTGGAAACGCATTGTATCATCTGTTAAGTCTGGCAGTGCTGGGGGTAGACCCGGACAATGGTCTGCTCGTAAAGCTCAGATCGCTACAAAGCGTTACAAGAAAAAGGGTGGTGGGTACAAAGGTGCTAAATCATCAAGTAATAGTTTATCTAAATGGTCAAAACAGAAATGGGATTATGTCAGCAAGGGAGATGAAAAAAAGCCAAGAGCTAAGAGAGGTCGTTATTTACCTGAATCAGTTAGGAAAAGTCTCAGTGCCTCTGAGCGTGCGGCTACCAATAGGAAGAAGAGACAAGCTTCTGCCAAGGGTAAGCAAAAAGCTAAATATAGTAAGAAAGTAGCAAGAAAAGTAAGAAGGTCGTGAAGTTGAATACAAACATATCTGTTGAAAATATTATAACTATCTTTACTATGATATGTGCCGTTACATTGGCATTTGGCTTTATGAAGTATGATATAGATGCACTAAAGAAAGAATTAGAATTTAAAGCAGATAAAGAATTAATAGCTTACAAACTAGATGTAATGATGGAAGACATTGCAGAAATAAAAGAAATACTAAAGGAGAAAAAATAATGGAATGGTTATCGTTAAGCAATGCAGCATATTTAGCTGCTATTTTAATTGGTGGTTACATGAGTGTAGTTGCTGTAAAGTGGAGACCTATCTTAAAAGAATTTAAAGAAGTAGCTGAAAGATATAATGAAGCTATGAAAGATGGTAAACTTAGTGCAAAAGAGAAGCAAGAGATTGCAAAAGAATGCATGGACATTTTATCTGTAGCAATTAGAATGGTATGGGGAAAGTAATTGCCAAAAAGGCTGTATCAAATAAAAGATTTTTCAGGGGGACTGAATAATCTAAAAGACCCTGCCGACATAGCAGATAATGAAGTTGCAGATGTATCTAATCTAACCTTTACTAAACAAGGTGCGATTGGTGGTGCATTCAACATGAAGGATACTACTAATAATTATTTATCTACTTATAATACATCACATATAGACCATATAGAAGCTGGCTATGGACTAGGATATTTTGAGACAGATTTTGTTAGAGATGGTATAGTTCAATCAGTAGCTACAGCAGATCAGTCTGGTGGTAGTGAGGATGGTTTTCAAGCTGGACAAGCTAATAAAGAGTTGTCTATGAAAGTTAATGGTTCTGATATTAACCTAGCTGCTTCTTATCCTGTAGGTACTAGACTTCTTATAACTGCTCCTACTTTTCCAACTAACTCTATTGATGCTAATGGGCAGGGTGTATATAGTGTAGTAGGTCACAATGGTAACAATGTTATTTTAGATAGAGTAGTAATTATTTCAACAGAAGGTTCTCAAGTTTATTGGGCAGCTACAGTACACGGTTTTGTTGCAGGTGATAAAGTTTTATTATTAGCTCATCCTGATGAACATAAAATAGATGTATACTCTACAAATTCTTCAGCAGGTGCTGTTTTAACAGTAGATGATACTACACCTACTCCGTCTACTGCTTGGCAAACTAGTCAGAGTCACACAGGAGCAACTGGAGTATCTAATAAATATGGTTCTGGATTAACTTGCAGTATTTCAACGGATGGTTCTGGAAATCCAACATTTACAATAACGGCTGGAGGAACAGGTTATTTAGTAGATGAAGAAATAACTTTTACTGATCCGGGGAGCACTTCAAATACTGCTGTTTTAGTAGTGGCAACTGTTACAAAGTGGGGTCAAGATGAAATTGTATTAAGATCTACAGCTACTGGTGTAAACTCAAAAGTATTATATCATAAAATAGATGATTCAATTAGGTGTTTTGATACCACTGATAAAAATGATAGTAAAGTTCAATGGTATGGGTGGATTAATAGAAAACATTTTAGTGATGCATTATTAAATCAAACTACTGATGATAATTCTTATTTAGGATATTTTGCTAAGGATAACGACTTGGCAAAACCTACTAATGGAGATTGTGTAGATGGTGGCACAACTCCAGCAATTTCAACTTTTGCAACAGCTGGTAATGGTTTTGATTTTAACATATCTACAGACACTTCTGAAGAAGGTCTAATTAAATCTGGGGATTATATATTTGCACAAAGTTTTATCTATGATGATAATCAAGAAAGTTTATTAACTGAATATAGTACTGTTGTTAATGTAGCTGAAGCTGATGATTTTAAATCTTTTTCTATTAACGTAGGCGTTACCTCACCTTTTGATCCTAGAATATCTGGAGGAAGAATTTATATTAAAGAAAAAGATTCTGAATCAGAATACTTATTACTTATGGATATTAGTTTAATAAAAGGATGTAGAAAAAATTTATTTGATGAATATTCTAGGTGGTTAGACAGAGGTAGTTCTACTTATAATTGCCCTACTAGTAGTGCTTCAGATAATTTTATTATAAAAGATTTAAGTTTTATAACCTATGAAACTATAAATGGTTACCCATCTAGTATATTTAGTAATGCGTTAGGTGATCAAGGTGAGTTTTGGAAAGATTCTACCGTAGCTAATAATAGAGCTTTTATATGTAATGTAACAATGAAGGATGAAAACTCAGGTAGAAATAAATCTGTAGCACCTGTTAAAAATTACCCTGATAGAATTATGTATTCTATGCCTAATAGATATGATACATTTCCTTCTTTTAACACAATAGAAGCAGCTAAGGGTGATGCTGAGTATTACACAGCAATAGAATCATTTGCAGATAGAATATTAGCTTATAAACAATATAGTTTAGATATTATAAATATAGCCAGTCCTAGTGATGCTAATTGGTTTTTAGAAGATAGTAAAAATTATATGGGTGTAATGTTTCATGGTGCAGTCGCTAAGACTCAATATGGTATTGTGTGGGTAAATAAACAAGGGTTGTATTTTTATAATGGCTCACAGATAAAAGACTTATCAGAAAATAAAATAGATGATGATACATGGTATAGCTTTGTAACAATAAATTCTATGATTATATATGATGAAGCTACTAACTTAGTATACGTATTTAAAAATTGTTCTAGTGATGGTGATGCTTATATGTATGATTTTAAAAAAGGTAACTTTACATTTTTAAAAGACTTCGCAGTTGATGGTATTACAAATGTAGTGCATACTAATTTTTCTGATAGTACTAATGCTTTAGTAGGTACAGATGCAGGTTCAGAAACTAGATTTTTTAAATTATACAGAGATTTTCAAGCAGAAACAAATGTAATATTTCAAACAAAAGATTTTGATTTTGGTAATGCATCTAGGGTTAAGAAAGTATATGCAGTGTATGTTACTTATAAATCAGACAATGCATTAACAGGTTATTTTACTTTAGAAGAAGATGATGGTACATCACACGCATTAAGTGGTACTGTAGCTACAAATGCTACTAATTATGCTACGGTAAAACTAACTCCTAGTTCTCCTGTTACTTGTAATAAGATATCTGTAAAGCTTAATACTAGTGCAAATTCTAGAAAGATAGAAATAAACGATATAAGTATTGAGTACAGAGAAATATATAAAAGATCTGGCTAATGATTAGAGAAGTAAGAAGAACACAAAATTCTAAGCAAGATAAAATACAAGTGGTTAAATCACAGCCATCTGTTAACTCACTTAGAGAAGGTCAAGAAGTTATATATATAGCTAAGTCTAATAGACTAGAAAGATATAGAAAAGAAAAAGGTAGGTTATGGGTATCTTACATGGATACTGATAATAACTATACTGTAAACAAAGATTTAAATGTAGGTGGTGCTTTAACTGTAGATACTTTAGATGTTAAATCTAAAATAACAAGTTATAAAATTATTCCACATAATATGCAAGTAGACATTAATACAGATGAAACATTTTTACCTTGGTTTGGAATAAAACAAGGATCTGATTTAACAGGGGTTTCAACTTCTTTTTTAGCTCCTTATTCAATGACATTAAATAAAATAATGTTTAGAGCTTCGGCTATAACTTCAAACCCAAGTGCTAATTTAGCTGTTAAATTATACAAGATGGATGATGGTGATGCTGTAGCTGATGTAGTTTCAAGAGCTACTTACCTACCTGATTTAGCAGGAGATACTTTTTTTGTTGTAAACGAGTCGGATTTTGATAATAATCCTAAATTTGAAATGGGTGATAATTGCGGTATTTCTATTGAGGCAGTTTCGGATTATGGAGGTACAAT